CACGGCAAAAATGAACTAAACAAACTTTGTCCAACTCGCAACCACAGTGATGACCAAACTCCCAACTATGCATAAACACTGCAATTCGTTCGGCAGGCACGCATCGTACCAATATCTTTAATATGTCTAGTGCATACAGTTCTTGTTCGGTTAACCCTGCTGTTTCTAAACGAATGCCTGTAAAGTCTCCGTTCATTACGGTGTTCACGAACTCTATGTTTGTTTCTATTCGTTCATCATGGTTGTCTATATCGGTATTGAAATAACTAAATGGAATCTTCATGATTTCTCCTTGTATCGTGTCTTATTTGATGATTGGTGTGGTGGAACTACTCAGTTAGGATGGCAAGAACATTCACCATGCGTCTCAACAAAATGGGCTTCAATTTGTGACACATGAGCATTGAGTCCTGCGTCGTTGTAGTTATACTGAATCAAATTGGACATTGTTAAGGCTGGGTGAATATCTTCCAACATAGTCAGAATGTTGCCAATGAACTCATCGTGTGCAATCTCATCGTCGCTCAAGATATACAGTTGCTTAAGCTGAGTGACTAGTTCATCTAATCTTTTTTGCTTGGACTTAGGGAATGCCTTCTTAATTGCCTTTTCGTATGTTGCCATTACTTGCTCCTTGTATCGTGTCTTATTGGATGACTACATAGTAACGACAACAGCTGCTAAAAAACAACCTGGTAGCATAAATAATTATGGCAACAGCAGATACAAGCCAAAAATGTCGGTCTACAACAAAGGTGTACACAAGCGTACGCAATGACTAGACAGTGTCAAGTCGGCTACAAGAAGCAGAAGAACACAATAAACGCTAACAAAAGTATGCAAAACGCTTGCAAAAGTTAGCAGGCTAGAAATACTGGAAAGAAAAGAGGAATGATAAGGGCATAACTACTCAGCCCTATCTTGCTTTCTGATTGCTTATTTGCTTGCTATCTGTATTTGTGATGGCTTGTATTGCGTGCTTGTTGGTGTGTAATAGCTGGTTATCAACCTACGAGCAAGCTATCAAGTTAGTGATGACTTGCTTACTCGACTGTTCGGTGCACGACTACCTGGGACTACCAGCTACTACACGTGTCTAGGCTACCACACATACGTACATAAAGGACTAAATACATGCGTGGAAGAAGTGATGATGTACTTGCTGTGTTGTTAGCTACATGCATATAGGCATATACACATACAGTCAGTCAGTCAGCTAGGTATGCAGTACACCTGACCCCAGCCACCCCACCCCCACCCCCCCGGGTACCGTCAATTTGTATATATATAAAGGGTAGGGAGCCGTGGTTACTTCTAAATACTTTGTATGCTACGAGTTTCTAGTTTGTAGTTTTGATGGCAGACACATTCTTTGTTTGGGCAGTAGTAGTAGGCGTCTTCGTTGTAGTCATGGATGTTTTCCATTTGTTTACCCCGTACCCTTGTTTTGTTAAGTACTAGTACTTTTTTTCTACTACTTTTCGTCTGTTACTTCTGTGCTACCTGTTGTGAAGGCTGCTTCATAACCTGGGTAGTCTTGTAGTTTGTCGTTCTCGTCGAGTATGTAGGCGTGGTCACCAATGATTACTAACATTGAGTTGGTCATATGTGCAGTATATACGCTCTAGCTACTAACGCGGCCTAGTGGCGGCCCGTCGGCTTCGCCTCCTCCTCGCCTAGTGCTTTAGCTTCGCTTCGCTCGCACAGCACGTGTTTTTATTGTCCTCTTAAAAAGAACCAGAGAGAAGTTGCCAAGAGAGAGAAGAAAAAACCCCCCCGCTGAACATCAACTTAAAAAGTTGGGGGAAGTCGTCAGCTAACTCGCCTGGCTAGGTTACGCAACAGGGCTTGAATATTTTCTTCTCTTAAAAAAGCGGCAAGGCGACCCCGTTTGACGGTCTACATCCTCGGTTATATTTCCTGGCTACCCCGACTTTGTCGGCACCAGGGTTTCCCCGATAGAGCAGGATTCCCACCTGACACCACTGTTCACGCCGTGGTGGGCGACACTTTCGTGCTTAGTGAAGTTGTGTTCTATAGTACAGCTTGTTTCATTACATGCGGCGCTAGTACTTGATATACCTGTGATATATCACCGCTTACTATCTGCTTGTTCTTTTGCATATGTAATCAAGCTTGAGCAATCGTTGCGGCTCATGCCTTCAGTGTATGGAATACCAAGCTTCTTCATATATGCTAACTGCTTAGGCGTTGGCGCAATAAAAGGCTTTGGTTTCTTCTGCGTGTATGTGATGTACCGGTTCGATGGAAGACTGCGCTCCCAGTTCATTCGTGTCATGTCGTGCTCCTTGGATTAAATCTTACCTTGGTTTTTACGCTTTTGGTAAGCCTTCTTGTTGTTTTCTTTGATTTTTGCTGGGTCTACATTCTTTTTGTATTGGCGCGATACCTCACAAACAGAGCAGTCCTTGGCAATTCGATATTTGCCTTCATAAGAAAACGGCATTCCATGCCGGCAATGGAGCTTCTTATGATTGTACTGACGCTTCTTGGAGTTTCTGTCAGCCATGTTGTCTGCAACAGTTCCAAGAACTAGATGGTCTGGGCGGACACAAGCTGGGTTGTCACAGGTGTGTGTGACGTGTTTTCCCGTTGGCCACTCTCCGTGTTCAAGAAACCACGATACGCGGTGGGAGTACTGGGTCTTCAGGTTGATGCTGAATCGGCCATATCCGTTGTACAACAGGTGTGCTTTCCACACCCAGCATCCGTCGGTCTTATCTACTTTTTCCCAGAAGCGTTCTTCTACTGGTCTGAGTGGTCGTTTACTTTTCATTGTATTTCTCCTGTTCGTCGTGCCAATATTGTGCTTCTTCTTCTTCTGACCAGTTTGGTGGCCATGGTTCTCGTTCGATGCCTTCAAACGCATCTAGTGGAAATCCGTTATTGATATACTCTTCGTGCTTGCTCATACCTGTTAGCATACACCATGTTGGTTCACCGTAGTGGATGTAACGAAACAAACTTCTATATAGGAACATTTTTAATTTTCGGAGGGTAATACATGGCTGCAGCTTTATTGCTTACACAAGAGCAGGAAGCTTATTTGGCGTGGTTACTCACTCCTGAAGACCAACGTGAACCGGCAACTAAGCGTGCCTATGCAGATTCAAAGGAAATGCACGAGAACACGCTGCGTAGTTGGGAAAAGAAAAAGAACTTTATAGAACGGTGGAAGTTGGGTGTTGAAGGACTCAATCAATCACCAGAACGGACACAGAAGCTCTTGGATGCGCTTTATATAAAGGGAATCTCTGGCGACACAAAGTCGGCGGAGCTTTACCTGAAAGCTACTGGCAATATGCCTAATGCATCCACGTTGAATATCAAGACCGAAACTTCACTCCGTGATATATCAGACGATGAACTGGAAAAGATGATTCTGGAACTTGGTGCAAAGCAAGTAAAGAAGGCCCCAGTCTTTCCAATGTCAATTACCGAGGCAAATTAATGCGAGCACAATGGTCCGCTCCAGGCGGAAACACACTTCAAGGGCGTAGTAATGCGCTCCAAGTGCAAATCAACAACACGATTAAGCGCGCACTCAAAGAACAAAGCGACGCTCTATTAAACGACCACCAACAAGAAGACTTAATCAATGGTGGCGATGCTTCAACAACCCAGTTCCATTATCTTTTAGTTCCTAACACGACAGCAATGGGCGCATCTACTACAGCCGCTGGTGCATTTGACGCAAACACAGGTGCAGCTGGTTCATTAACTCCTGCAGCAACAGCGTTTGGTACTGCACAATATGTATTTAAGACACGCAGAGATTTCCGCAACGCAGGAAGAGGTTACTAAATGGCTGTTGTAGTCCAAGTACGTCGAGATACGGCAGCTAACTGGACTTCTGCCAACCCTATTCTTCTTGCTGGTGAAATTGGTTACGAGTACGACACAAACAAAGCAAAGATTGGCGACGGCACAACCAACTGGGTAGGTCTTCCTTATCTTTCCACGGCAACAGGACCAACTGGCTCGACTGGTTTCACAGGACCTACAGGTTTCACTGGACCAACGGGTGCTGCCAGCACCGTTACTGGTCCAACAGGCGCGACTGGTGCAACCGGAAGCACAGGACCTACTGGCGCGACGGGTAGTACTGGTGCAACAGGAGCAAGTGTCACTGGTGCAACAGGTCCGACAGGCGCTGCTTCTACAGTAACGGGACCTACGGGTTCTACTGGCGCAACTGGTGCTACTGGAACGCAAGGTTCTACTGGACCAACAGGTGCTACTGGAGCAAATGGTTCTATTGGTGCCACAGGTGCCACTGGTGCAACCGGAGCAACTGGTTCTCAAGGTTCAACTGGAGCTACTGGTGCTACTGGTAGTACCGGCGCTGCATCTACGGTAACTGGTCCAACCGGCCCTACAGGTTCACAAGGTTCTACAGGTCCAACTGGTTCAACTGGAGCTACTGGTGCTGCGAGCACCGTAACGGGACCTACTGGGCCAACAGGCGAAACAGGAGCAACTGGAAGTATTGGAGCTACTGGAGCTACAGGCGCTACAGGGGCCGCAAGTACTGTTACTGGTCCGACTGGATTTACAGGTCCAACGGGACCTACAGGTGCTACAGGAGCGGCTTCTACAATCACGGGACCTACTGGTGCTACAGGTGCTACAGGCGCATCCGTAACTGGTGCAACAGGAGCTACAGGTTCGACTGGTCCAAACTTCGGCGCATTGCCGTACACATTTAGTACGACGACAACTCCGAGTGGAATATCTAACGGACAAATTCGTTACAACAACGCCACACCGTCTTCGGCTACGGAAGTTTATATCAGCACCAAAGACCGATTTGGTAATGACCTTGAACCGTTTTACATAATTTCTACGCTTACGGAAGCAGTTTTCCAAAACGCAACTGGTGGAGCGAACTACCACGCAATGGCATTGGCAAACAGCACATTGTTTACATCGCCTAATTATATTCAATTTGATATTTCTGATTTTTCTTCTGCTGGTGCTGCATTTACAAACGGGTTGAATCTTCTCGTTGCATACGAACTAAAAGGTGCGACTGGTCCAACTGGCGCAACAGGTGCGACTGGTGCAGCAAGTACAGTCACGGGACCTACGGGCGCAACAGGAGCCACGGGTGCCACTGGAGCTGCTTCTACGGTTACAGGACCAACTGGTTCTACTGGTGCACAAGGAGCAACAGGCGCGACTGGACCAACTGGAGCACAAGGTGCAACGGGAGCTACTGGAGAGACTGGACCACAAGGCATACAGGGAGCAACTGGCCCGACTGGTCCACAAGGAGTTACTGGACCTACTGGCGCACAAGGCGAGACTGGACCTACTGGCGCTACTGGAGAAACAGGACCGCAAGGAGTTACTGGAGCCACAGGTAGTACTGGTGCTCAAGGTGTAACAGGTCCAACCGGATTTACAGGACCAACTGGTATTCAAGGTCCAACAGGTGAAACTGGTGCGCAAGGCGTCACCGGACCAACAGGTCCTCAAGGCGTTACTGGACCAACTGGTCAAATTGGCGAAACTGGTCCGACAGGTCCGCAAGGAATCCAAGGCGTAACAGGACCAACTGGACCTCAAGGAATACAGGGTGTTACAGGACCTACTGGAAACACGGGAGCTACAGGTCCCACAGGTGACACTGGACCTACTGGTTACACCGGCCCAACTGGTTTTACTGGACCGACAGGTGCAACAGGAGTTCAAGGTACAACTGGTCCGACAGGAGCTACGGGTGACACGGGACCAACTGGTGCCGCTTCAACGATTACAGGACCTACAGGACCTACTGGTGCGCCAGGTCAGTCGTCATCGTATTTTGATTACAAAGCTAAAACCACTGCAACAAGCGGTGACCCAGGTAACACATATTTGTTGTGGAACAATGCAACACAAATTTCTGCGACACAAATAAATGTTGATGACATTGACAAAGATGGTTACGACGTTCACATCTTCTTAAATAATGTTAAACCGAACGACGAACTTTTTATTCAAGATGCAAGTAACTCGGTAAACTATCAAGAGTGGAAAGTAACAAGCGTTACCGACCAAACAACACATGTTGAATACGGTGTTACTTTTGTTTCGTCTGGTGGCACAGGAACAACAAACTTCGCCAACAACCACGAAGTGTTGCTCATTATTCGTGATATTGGTGCAACAGGGCCAACTGGACCCCAAGGAGCAACTGGACCTACAGGTGCCCAAGGTGCAACCGGGCCGACTGGCTACACAGGACCTACGGGCGCGCAGGGTGTTACTGGCCCACAAGGTGAGACAGGACCAACTGGTGCTCAAGGAGTTACTGGTCCGACGGGAGCACAAGGCGTAACAGGAGCAACAGGCGCGACTGGACCTACTGGCGCGCAGGGTGAGACTGGTCCGACTGGTGAAACTGGAAGTACGGGCGCTCAGGGAGCTACTGGACCAACAGGTGCTCAAGGCATCCAAGGTCCGACTGGACCAACTGGTGCTCAAGGAGAGACAGGTCCACAAGGTGTAACAGGTCCGACTGGACAAACTGGAGCGACAGGCGAAACAGGTCCAACTGGCCCAACAGGATTTACGGGTCCTACTGGAGCCGCATCAACGGTTACTGGACCGACTGGCGCAACCGGAGCAACTGGTGCGTATTCACAAATGTTCCCGAATGTATGGGAATTTAAAACCAGTGGAACAACCACCCCAGCGTCTGGTGAATTTAGTGCTGTTGGAACAACTGTTTATTTCAACATGACTGATGATGATTCAGCTGCACTCAATAATTTTTTTGCATCAAGCAATTACTTCATTAGTGGTCTTTATTACTATCAAGAATCACTAAACCCAACAGCTCCAATATTTGTCAATATTCAAGAGTTTAAATACACTGGAGTAAATGCTTCAACTCAAGTTCAATTTACCTGTCCATCAGCATTCCCAACGTTGTCAAATAATGTTCGTTATCGAATTGGATTCTTGTTGCAAGGACAAGATGGCGGAACAGCAGTTGATTATTTCTTTGATACATCTGCATTATCTGGCGCTACACAAGGTTCGATTGGAACAGACAATGCATCAGTAGCTAGCGCAACAATTGTTTATGTAGGAACTTTAAGCAATGAAGGAGAGAGCTACGGAACACTGTGGTCTTCTTTGAAAAATGGAGACATTTTCACAGTCAACTCTGCACAAAGTTCTACATCAATGGCTGTATTTAATGTCACTGGAACACCAACATCCATAAGTAACGGTTATTCAATTCCAGTTACTGTCATTGCAAGCGAAGCATTCAATAGTTTGGAAGCTGTCACTATAAACATTTCTCGCGGTGGAGCAACAGGTCCAACAGGACCGACTGGTGCAACTGGTGCGGATTCAACAGTTACTGGTCCCACAGGCGCTGCTGGTGCCACGGGTGCAACAGGACCGACTGGTGCTACTGGTCTTACAGGACCTACAGGTGCAATAGGAACTGCTGCTGGATTACACAATTACGAGTTTGATGGTTCATCCACAGGTCCAACTGGAATAACAGATGGTCAAGTTCGTTGGAATACAATCAATACAGCAACAGCAACAGAAATATATATTGCACAAGATGATTTAACGAATACTGGTAACGGCATTGTTCTTAATTCATGGCAATATGGACAACTTTTTATAACTACCGAAGATTTTGATTCGGGAGTTAGTGCTCAATATGCAGTAACCGGAGCCACACTGCAAGGCGGCGCAAATCCTGCCTATATATATTCTGTTACAAATCTTACATCTAACAACTTCAACCCCAACACTTACGACGGAACTAGAATTTCGTTACAGTTTTTTGGTTCTGGACAAACAGGTCCTCAAGGAAATGTTGCTGGTTCTCCGTACCGATGGTCATCATCGACCACAATGGCAAACCCTGGTACCGGAGCAATTCGTTACGACAATGGAACTATCGCTGCAGTTACACAAATTGCCGTTGACAACCAACCATTTCCAAACGGTAACAGCAATGATGATTGGTTTGCAACTTGGGATGATGTAACTTCACCAACCAAGGGCTATTTGTATGTCCAGGGAGCTAGTGCTGGAGATACAACATTTAACGTATTTGCAGTAACTGGATTAGCAGACCAAGGAAGTTGGTGGTTAATTGATGTTGATTATGTAAATGGAGCAATCCCGACAGCTCTCGAAAACGTTGTTCTCAATTTTGTTTCAGCTGGAATCCAAGGTGTAACAGGTCCAACTGGTTCCACGGGTGCTGCTTCTACCGTAACTGGCCCTACTGGTAGCACCGGACCGACTGGTGCAACTGGTGCGGATTCAACAGTTACTGGACCAACTGGACCCACAGGTGCGACAGGAGCTGCAAGTACAGTAACTGGACCGACAGGACCTGCTGGTGAGACTGGCCCAACAGGTCCTACGGGTGCTGCTGGTGAAACTGGACCGACAGGACCAACTGGTGCGGCTTCAACAGTTACAGGTCCAACTGGTCCAACTGGTCCAACTGGTGCTAATTCCACGGTTACAGGTCCAACTGGGCCTCAAGGAACGACTGGTCCTACAGGACCTACAGGTATCGCAATATACGATACTGAAGACGGCGTTTTGTCACAACAGATTTTTAGCTAAGGAGCAATCATGGCAACGTATACAAAAGTAAAACTTTCAGGTAGTACTAACGGCAGAGGAATTAAAGTTGCTGCTACGGCAACTGCCGGTACGACTATTCATCAAACAGGCACAGCAAACATTGATGAAGTATGGCTATATGCATACAACTCGGACACTGTTGCAAGAGTTTTGACTATTGAATGGGGTGGAGTTACCGCACCGGATGACAACCAAAAAATTACTATTCCATCTTTGTCTGGTTTGACATTGGTTGTTCCAGGGTTGGCTTTGTATCCATCTGGGTCTGCACTAACCGTTGCCGCGTTTGCTTCTGTAACAAACGTCATCGTTATCACAGGATTCGTAAATAGAATTTCATAATGGCAAATCCGCTTCGTAGAGTGATGGCATCAAGCCAAGTCAATGAATGGTTTGGCGCGCAATCAATCGAAACACCTTCACGTCTAATAACCAATTCAATTCGTGTTGATTATTTAGTTATTGCTGGTGGAGGCGGTGGCGGATTTTCAACTGGAGGCGGTGGCGGAGCAGGCGGCTATCTTGAAGGAGTAGCAAATATTGCACTTGGTGCAAACTATGTTGTTTCTGTTGGGACGGGTGGTTCTGGGGCAACTTCTGGAGCAAGAGCAAACAATGGAACAAGTTCGCAATTTGCAAATGCTTTGGCAGATGGCGGCGGTGGAGGAAGTGACACTGGAGCAGCAGGAACAAAAGATGCGAAATCTGGTGGCTCTGGTGGAGGCGGAGGGTGGCCAGTTAGCCACTTAACTGGTTCTGCAACACAAAAAAGCACATTTGATGGTCTTGGTTACGGAAACGATGGCGGAGTTCCATTAGATATTAACTTTCGTGGAGCTGGAGGCGGCGGTGCTGGAGAAAAGGGAGGTAGCGCAGGAACATCGGGCGGAGCTGGCGGAGCTGGCGGAGCAGGAAGAGCATCTTCTATAACTGGAACGTCAGTAACTCGTGGTGGCGGAGGCGGAGCAGGCGCAGTCTTTCAAACAGCAGGCGCAGCTGGTTCTGGCGGTGGTGGAGCAGGCGCAACATCAGGAGTTGGAGGCTCCGGAACAGCAAACACTGGAGGAGGCGGAGGCGGCGGAGGAAACGCAGCAAACGGTGGAGTTGGTGGAACAGGCGTGGTAATTCTTCGTTATCCAAGCGCATACACAATCACAATAACGACAGCAACTGGTTCAACAGCAACAGATGGAAACTTTAAAGTAACAACCATTACTGCTGGTACCGGCACAGTAAGTTTTGCATAGTACATTAAATACCGAAGGAAACAATGGAATTCAATGACCTCGTAAACGAGTACAACTTTAGAAAATGCCGTGGTCCAGAAGAAGCAGATGTAGAACAACTTGTAGAAGCATTTGAGTTCTTCTGTGCTAACTACGTCTATATCAAGCATCCAAGTCGTGGACGAATTGAATTTGAGTTACGACCAGCGCAGATAGCAACTGTTCGAGCATGGCTAGGACACAGAAACACGATTGTTCTCAAAGCACGTCAGATTGGCTTTTCTACTCTCGCTGCTGCTTTTGCATTTTGGCTTGCATTCTTTTGGCCAGACAGATTTGTCGTCATGCTTTCCAAGACCGAGCGTGAAGCCGCCAAACTTCTGTCTAAAGCCAAGTACATCTATAAGTTCATGCCACGATGGATGCAATTAGCTGGTCCTGAGCTACTCCAGAACAACGTGCTTAAAATGGCGTTTGATAACGACTCTGTTATTGAGTCTTTGCCGTCAGCAAACGAACCTGCTCGTGGTGAATCCGTATACCTAGCCATCATTGACGAGATGGCGTTCCTTCCAAACCCAGAACAGGCTTGGGCATCTATTGAACCTATTGCCGACGTTGGTGGTCGTGTTATCTGTTTGTCCACGGCTAAGGGCGAAGGCAACATCTTCTACACCCTGTGGCACGGGTCACAGACAGGAACCAACCGATTCCATGGCATTTTCTTTCCATGGTCTGCAAACGGAGACCGTGACCAATCTTGGTATGACGCGCAAGCCCTTGAACTTCCACCATGGCAGCTACACCAAGAGTACCCATCAAACCCAGAAGAAGCCTTTATCCGTTCTGGTCGCCCAGTATTTGACATTGATTCACTAAACCGCTTTGAGACAGAACGCCCAAAGACAGGGTTCAACAAGAAGTCTTCCGATGTCAGGAATTCCTTCATGTTTGAGTCTTCTGGTGGACCTTTGTCCATCTGGCGTTTACCTGAATTTGGAGCAACCTATACGATTGGTGCTGACGTGGCAGAAGGACTTGCTCGTGGCGACTATTCCACAGCCCATGTGATTGACGCTAAGTCTGGACTTGTGGTTGCCCACTGGCACGGACACATTGACCCAGACAAGTTTGGGGAAGAAGTGTTGTATGCCCTTGGCTTCTTCTACAACGAAGCCCTGATTGGTGTTGAGTCAAACAACCACGGTCTAACTACCCTGACGGCCCTGAATCGCGCGAACTACAGCAACCTGTATCGCCAGCGCCGATTGAACCAGAGAAATCCAGAGCAGACGGAGCAGCTTGGTTGGAGAACCACATCGCTGACAAAGCCGTTAGCTATTGACGAACTCAGCGCCAATATTAGAGATGGGGTGTTGCAGATTATGTGCGAATACACCATTGCTGAACTTAAGACCTTCGTCCGGGACGACAACGGCTCAATGCATGGCTCACCCCATGACGACAGGGTTATGAGTCTGGCCATTGCCAACCAGATGCTGAAGTATGTCTGGCTTGCTGAATACCGCCCAAAGACAGACGCTCCGTTTGGAACCCTGAACTACTTTGCGTCCAAGCTCAAGAAACCGACCAAGGAAAAAGAGCGCTACATGATTGGGGAGTTCAATTCCTACTAGGCTATGTAATGGTTTGACCTTATAGTAGGAGATATATGCATTGTTCATCTTGTTCTAGGTCGATTGAGTCAGATAATGACATCAAAAGGCGTCTTTGCTTTAAATGCCACGTAAAAAGTGTCCGATTGGGATTTACCCATGGCAAAGAAGACTTTCACGGCCCAACTATTCGCCAGCGTCAACGAGAGATGGAAGATTCCCCACGGTTTAAGGCCGGAGAGATAGAGAAGGTTCCGGCAAGGAAAGAGTTGATATGAAAAAGAGAATTAAAAATGCTGCAAAGCCTGTTGTCAAAGCGGCAAAGAGTGTCAAGAAAATAGATGTGCCTGCTGAGAAGCAAGCAAAGAAGGACGCCATTAAGGCGGCAAAGTACCAGAAGCCAAAAGAAAAACCAAAGCCTAAGAGCAAGGACAAGAAATAATGAAGAAGCCAAAGTTTGGAGTTGTCATAGCAATTGGTAAGTCACCAATGGGTGAGGCTTACAAGAAAGCCGCTGGCAAATACGCATCAGAAGAAAAGGACAGAGTTCCAAAGGCCAAAATGCCTAATGCTTCTAATGTTGAAAAAGACCCTAAAAAACCTAAGAGCAGAATGCCTATTGCTCCAAAGTCTGGCAAGCCATCAACTAAACCAATGCGCACAGACAAGAAGCTCTAATGAAAAACAAACCAACAATGGAACAAGCCTATGAAGCAGCTGAAAAAGCTGAATACAAAGGCATGAAGAAATCAAAGTTGTCGCCAAAGCAAAAGAACATTGCTTCAGCAGCAGAACCTAAAAACAAAATCACCGGAGCTGATTTCAAAGCTCTCAAGGGAAAGAAGAAGTAACCATGTCATTAGTCCCATCAATAGAATCCGCAACACTCAATGCTGCAGAAGAAGCACTGACACTGACTGCACTAACCGCAGACTCAGTTGTTCTTCAGGTAACCGGTACATTCACTGGCACCATTACATTTGAAGCCTCAGTAGATGGCACAAACTATGTTGCCATTGCAATGAAAGCCTCTACACAAACCACTGCAACGACTCTTGTTACAACGGCTACAGCGGCTGGTGTGTTTAGTTTGAACATTCAAGGGTTGCCAAATTTCAGGGCAAGAATGAGTGCATACACAAGCGGAGATGCGGTTGTTACTGCATCATTGGCAAGGTCGAATAAGTAGTGCCGGGCAACCCAAAGTACACACCAATGAAGTCAACAACGAAACCTGTTTGGGACACAAAGAATCCTAAAAAGAAATCAACTCCATTGACTGCAGCGCAGAAAGCTAAAGCGAAAGCTTCGGCTAAATCTGCTGGTCGTCCATATCCAAATCTTGTTGACAACATGAACGCAGCAAAGAAGAAAAAGAAGTAATGGCAAAGAAGAAACCGACCGTTGAGAGCGCATACAAAAGCGCGGCATGGACTCGCAAAGAAGGAAAGAATCCTGAAGGCGGTTTAAATGCTAAAGGTCGTGCTTCTTACAAAGCAGAGACTGGTGGAACTCTTAAACCACCTGTGTCGGCAAAGCAAGCTAAGAAATCACCAAAAGATGCTGCTCGACGCAAATCATTCTGTGCTCGTATGGGTGGAATGGAAGGACCGATGAAGGACTCTAAAGGAAAGCCAACGCGCAAGGCTCTGGCTCTAAAGAAGTGGGATTGTTAAATGGCTCGTCAATCAAATGCAGACAGACTCGCAAGTTACAGAAAGCGTGTTGATTACGCACGTAACTGGCGTAAGAATGAAAACTACGACAATCTCTGGCAACGGATGATTAACCTTTACCGTGGTCGTCAGTACCGTGGTCAAGCAGTAGGCGACCGTCTACTTGTCAACATTGCTTTCTCCACGATTAACACTCTTGCACCATCAGTTGCTATTGGTCGTCCAAAAATTAACGTGAATCCACGCAGACCAGAAGATGGCGACAAGGCTGTTGTTACTGAATCAATTATTAACTATTGGTGGCAACATTACGAATGCCAGCCACAGTTCCAACTTGCTGTTAAGGACTATTTGATTCTTGGTCATGGTTGGGTAAAGACTGGTTATCGCTTTGTTGAAGAAGAGAAGACCAAAGACATTCAAGACAGCGCAGACGAAGCTGCAGACCCAAACAAGCCAGCAGACGATGTTGAGTCAGAATTCATCATTAGAGAAGACCGCCCATTCTTGGAGCGTGTTGACCCGTTTGACATGTTTGTTGACCCGGATGCAACATCAATGGATAATGCGCGCTGGATTGCTCAGAGAACTCGTCGTCCAATCAAGGACATTAAGAACGACCCAAGATATGACTACTCTGCTCGCAAAGATGTAGGACCTTCGTCATACCAACGTTATGGCGACATCAATACAACTCCAAACTTCTACACCACGAACTCTTATGGTGAAGAAGATGCATACGCAGACATCTTTGAGTACTACGACATTGACACAGGCGAAATGTCCGTGTTCTCTGACTCTGGAGACAAGTTCCTTATCAAGCCAGTCAAGATGCCATATGTGTTTGGTCATCCATTCTTCATGTTGCGCAACTACGACATTCCTGGTTTTTTCTACCCGATGGGTGAACTAGAAGCCATTGAGCCGTTGCAGTACGAATTGAACGAAACCCGTACGCAGATGATGAATCACAGAAAGCGTTACTCGCGCAAGTGGTTAGCCCTTGAGTCTGCCTTTGACGACTTCGGTCGCCAGATGCTTGCTTCAGATGACGACAACGTAATCGTGCCTGTTAAGGGCTCCGAGAACCTGAACAATGTTGTTGTTCCAATGCCAGCACTCATCAACCCACCAGAGTTCTACAACCAGTCAGCTTTGATTCAGAACGACATTGACCGTGTGTCAGGTGTCTCTGAGTACCAGCGTGGAGCAATTCCCGAGACCACGAGAACAGCCCGTGAAGCATCAATCATTGCTGAAGCCGGAAACGCTCGTGTTGCTGAAAAGCTTGTCAACATAGAAAACGCCATCGCCCGATGCGCGGCAAACCTCATCATGCTTGCCCAGCAGTACTTGACTGGCGAACAGACGGTTCGTATCGTTGGCACAGAGGCAGCCCCAGTTTGGTTGACCTTTGACCGTGACTACATTGCTGGAGAATTTGACTACAGCGTAGAAGCTGGCTCAACTGCTCCACGAAACGAAGCTTTCCGTCGAGACATGGCTTTGCAGGTTGTTTCAGCAATGGCACCGTTTGCTCAGGCTGGCCTTGTCAACATGCAAAAACTTGCAGAATACGTACTTGGAACTGGATTTGGAATCAAGAATGCATCAGCGTTCCTAACCCAACCACAAGCCCCAGAAATGCCAGAGGGTATGAGCCCAGACCAGCAAGTCCTTGAAGGACAAGGCTTACCACCCGGTATGACCCCTGACCAAATGGCTCTTGGACAAGAACCGCAACTTCCACCAGGCTTGATTCCAGGCGCACCACTCCAAGGTCCAGGCGGTGAAGTAGGAGCGCCACCGATGGGCGCATTGGAAAGCTTGCCACCTGAATTGCTACAGATTCTGTTAGCTCAGGCGCAACAAGCTCCACCTATGTAATGAAATGGATTACTATATAGGGAATTAAATATTCCCGCATGGAACAACCCAGAAGGACGGACTCCAATGAGTGACATAGAAATTACTGACGCTATAGACGACCAGGTTACCCCCGATGAGGGACAAGTTACCGAAGCAGTTGATGCTGAAGTAGAAACTCCAGAAGTAGAACCAGAACTCTTTGATTACACAGAGGTAGGCGACAAGTTCGTCAAACTCCAAGTGGACGGAGAAGAAGTTTTAGTTCCAGTTAAGGAGGCTCTAGCTGGATACCAGCGTCAAGCGGACTATACCCGCAAGACACAGGAACTCAGCGAACAGAGAAAGAGCATTGAGTACGCCGCCGCTCTACAGGAAGCCCTGCAGAACGACCCAGCGAACACATTGCGCTTACTTCAAGACCAGTACGGAATAACCGCAGAGCCTGAAGAGGATTTGTGGATAGACCCAACTGAGAAGTCGTTGAAGGAAATGGAAAAGCGTTTAGCGACCTTTGAACAACAACGGGCGATGGACGAACTGACCAAGACCATCGACACTCTGCAGAGCAAGTATGGTGACGATTTCAACGCAGATGAAGTTGTAGCCAAGGCCCTCGCTACGGGAGCCACCGATTTGGAAGCAGTCTTTAAACAGGTTGCTTTTGACAAGGTGTATTCCAAGGCATCTGAAGCCAACAAGAAATTGGCCAAAGAACAAGAGAGGCTAGACGCTAAGCGTGGCGCATCAATTGTGTCAAGCGCATCTACATCTAAGGGGACAACGGCACCACCATCTGCTCCACCAAAAACCGTATTCGAAGCTTTTGAGCAGGCAAAACGCCAGCTCGGAAGTTAAAACCCAAACCTCAAACAGGAGAAAATCATGGCCGGAAACCCGGACTTTAATGCAATTCTGTCAACTACGTTGCAGAACTATCAGCCAACGCTGGTAGACAACATCTTCAAGGACCTAGTCCTTTTGAACCACATGAACTCAAAAGGCAGAGTTCAGATGGAAGAAGGTGGCACCTCAATCGTTGAACCACTCATGTACGCAGTGAACGGCACCGCCAGCTCGTACAGCGGTTATGACGCGATTGACCTCACCCCACAGGACGGCATCTCAGCTGCTAACTACCAGTGGAAGCAGATGGCTGCTTCTATTGCTATCAGCGGTATCGAAGAAGCACAGAACCGTGGAACCGAAGCAATCATCAAGTTGCTCAACGCAAAAATCATGCAAGCTGAAATGTCGGTTAAGTCTGACCTCAACTCCATGCTTTACAGCGATGGCACTGGCAATGGTGGCAAAGACTTTAACGGTCTTGGCAACATTGTTGCAACCGCTAACAACACTGTTGGTGGCATTGACGCTTCAGCAAACACTTGGTGGAACCCATACCAGGACGTTTCGGCATCGACCTTGTCACTTGTTGACATGGGCAAGGTGTACAACAACGCTTCCAAGGGCAATGACGTTCCAGACATCATCGTGACCAACGAAGACTTGTTCTCAAAGTACGAGTCACTGTTGCAACAGAACGTTCGTTACCAGGACGTTGCAAAGGCAAACGCAGGCTTCCAGAACTTGATGTTCAAGCAGACGCCAGTCGTGTTTGACCTTGCTTTGGCAGCAGACACCTCCGCAGCACCGATGTACTTCCTCAATACGAAGTACCTCAAGCTCGTTGGTATGAACGGCCACTGGTTCAACACCACAGACTTCCAGAGCGGCACCGTTGCAGGCATTGACGCCCGCTACGCGCTGGTCTTGGCATTTGGTGAATTGACCTGTTCAAACCGTTCACGTCAGGGTTACTTGACCGCAAACGCATAATCAGCCTCGGCTGGTTCATTGATGTAGTCAGTGTCGGTGGCTGTCTTCCTTCGGGCAGTCCACCGGCGCTGGCTATTTCCATTTATCCACTAGGTAATGGATTAGCTATATAGTAGGGGAATCAATCAGATTCCCTTCCAAACATGGTTTGGTAATCTGGCGAAAGCCAAGGAGTAATGACAATCATGGCAACTAATAACAAATTCATTGTGGAGCGTACCAACGTACTCGCCGCAGACGTAACAGTGGGCGTTTCGTACGCCGCACTTGATGCTGGTGACTTCGGCTGGTATGGAGTCGCAGGTCAAACTTATGCATTCGATGCAGAAGTGGTCTACGACGCAGACGGTGCAACAGAAGGCGCTGCTTTTTCAATCACCGCACCTGCAGTACCAACAGCAATTCAGTTCGTTTCAATCTATCCATTGACTGCAACAACTGAAACCAAAACACAATGTGTCGCAATTGACACTCCAGACCACGGAACATCCTCAGTTGATGGATTAAACACCGCCCAAGTATTCGGTGTTATCACCCCATCGGCAGACGGGTTCATTGCGGTCAGCGGCATTGCAGAAAACGCAAGCAAAATCACAGCCAAGGGTGGTCTTTCAACCTTGTCGTGGAAGCGCATTGACTGGCCAGCAGGCGTCTAATTAAACCCGTTAACTGTGTTGCCAGTTGAAGGGCTGGCGGCACATTTAACAATGTTCTAACGAAGGAGAAATATGAACAGAGAACCGGTTATTTCAAACCAAACACCAGCAGGGTGTGAGCGTTACGGCAATACATCTGGCATTGAAGCATCAAACATTTCATCTGTTTATGCAATGCCAGGGACAGAACCAGCAATGCCTAGCGAAGTTTCTTATGGCCGAAATGTTTTAGACCATTGCACATATCATTACCCAGAAGGTCATGAGTGCAGGGCTCCAAGAGTTAAAGACGATACGTTCTGCATAGGTCACAAGAAACAGAGAATCAATGCTGAGAAAAAAGCTAAAGCATTAGAGGAACAAGTCCAGGAATAGGAATTTAAATGCCAGCACCAGCGAGTACGCTAACCACGGGTCTTAACTCCTATTACCTTATTCAGTTAATAGAAAGTCTTTCGCAGCTTCAAATTGGCTACGACCAAGATGTTGATGACATCGACCAAGACTTGGTGCTCCAGTTCCTCAAAGAGGGTTATCAGAGAATCGTTTCTCTTGACACTCGTTGGCCATGGTTCCAAACCACATACCAATTTGAGACCCTTCCATCAATCAGAACCTATTCTTCTGGTTTGAGCATTACTGCAAGCTGGTCTCCATATATTCCAGTGTTTCCTGATGCAGCTGCATTAAATAAAACTCTTCAAAATGTTCGTGAAATAATTAGCGTTATTAATAACACTGACGGTGGAAACGAACTAATTTACATTGACCAGTTCAAAGCAGAATCAATCTGGGTTGGAACAAATGACCAGCCAGACATTCCTGCATATTGGTCTCTTTGGGGCAACCAAATAAACTTGTGGCCAAAGCCAAACGACACGCAATACGACATGACCATGCGTGGTTATCGTGAGCCAGACCTTACATGGCTTACAGACTCAGCTAACTCACAAAGTACAAACTATGTAGACCTCGACCCAGAGTTCCACATGATGCTTGTAAACTTTGTTCTTGCGCGCACATTCCAATTCCAAGAAGACCCTGAGATGGCCAATGTGTACATGCAGCACTACAACTCTGGTGTCACCATTGCTAAAGCAAACTTAACTGCACCAAACAGCAACCAGCCATTAATTATGAGCGGTGGATTGCAACTTAACGGAGCAGCAAATACTGCCTATGGACAGGGATATGGTCAAGCCGGAATCATGGTGCAACCAGGCTCGCCTTATCCGTTGGGAAGAATGTTCTAACAAATGGCGGCTATTGACTTCAAGCAAGTCTTTGACTTTACTGGCGGTATTAACTTTCGTGCCGACCAGTTTCAGTTGGCTGACAATGAATCACCGGGAATGCTCAACGTAGAAATTGACCCTCGTGGTGGTGTGTTTAGTCGCGCTGGTTATCAAACAAAACATTCAACAGCTGTTGTGGCTTCTGGTGCCGTATGGAGACCGAAAGGTTTGTACGACTACAAGTATTCTAATGCTCCGTTAATCATGTTGACCACTGGACGTGGTGGTGCAGGACCAACTGACGGCAAGATTTACCATTCAAGCGGTGGAAACTTTACAAAACTTGCAGCAGATGCGTTTAACGATGTAAATGTTAAATCATCAAACGGCGCTTCCATGACCCAATGGGAAGACACCATGTACTTTGCTATTGGCGTTACTGCTCCCTATATGTACAGTTGGGTTTCTGGAAACACATACGCAACACAGTTGACTGCTTCAGGCCCGACTTGGCAGCCATACGAGATTCCTGCACTAACTCCATACATGCCACGAGCAGAACACGTATTAGCTCATGCTAATAAACTGTTTGTTGCTAACACCTACGAAGATGGAACTGCATATCCAAACCGTTTGCGTTGGTCACACGAAAACCTCCCTGGCTCTTGGTATCAGCAGGACTACATTGACATCATCGCTGGCGGTGAAGGCATTCGTGGCATTCAAATAGTTGATGGACAGTTGCTTATCTTTAAGCCAAAAGCCATTTACTTGCTTATGGGCTACGACGCCGACTCATTCCAGTTGGTTGAATTGACCACGGTTCTTGGTATTGATTACCCACAGCAAGCAGTAGCTGGTTCTGGTGGCGTTTACTTCTTTGACTACCCAGGCGGATTATTCTTCTATGACCGCAATGGAATCCAAGACATATTTGAGCGAATCAAACCGATAATCATTAACAAAGAAGTTAACTCTGAATATACCTTTGATATAACGCTGTCCTATGTCAGAGACAGACTTTGGGTATCAATGCCGTATGCTCCAGCAGCTGTTTCATCTCCGCCAGATTATCCAAGCGTTAACTTTATTTTTGACCCAACGATTGGTCAACGTGGTTCATACACCATGTTTCAAACAGCTGAATGGTTTGACCCGCAGACAGCTTCGCCAGACGACGACCTTATTGGTGGATTTGGTCTTGTATGTGGCATGGATTGGCGCGATTCAAATGACCAGCCTTATTACCTGATGGTTTCACCATACGAAGATTATGCATATGTCATGTATGTTGACGACTATGCAAACACAGTAGACGATGCCCCGGCAACATTTACTGGCAAATTTGGAACTGCGTATAGAACAGCCTGGTTTGACGATAATCGTTATGTACAATTAAAGTCATTTATTCGCCCTTATTTTGTGCTTAAAGAAGTTTCTTCTCCTACTCAGATTCGTTTGGGTATTTATAAGAACTATGATGAGACCAATCAATCTGGCGGTACAAAAACAATCTCACTAACACCAATCTCAAGTGGTGGAACTTATTCAACAAGTGGTGCTGGTGGTCTCTATGGAACAGCTGTTTATGGAATTAGCACTGTGGGAGCGGCGATTAAAAGAAAAGGCATTGCCCCGTTGGGTAGAGGATATGCAGTTCAATTGGAGTTCAATGGACCAGATGACTCAACGGACTCAAATGTCGCACCAGGTAGAAAATGGGGATTAAACAGCATCGGTTATAAATTCAAAAGAAGAAAAATCAGAGGAACCTAATCATGGCAACAGTAACCATTCCGTATACATTCAGCAACGGTGACCCGATTATTGCTGCTGAACACAACGCCAACTGGCAGTCAATCGAGACATTTGTTAATGCCTTGTCTGCTGGTAACAACTTTGACACAGGTGCGCTGGACACTGTAACGATTGCTGATGCGGCAATCACATCGGCAAAGCTTGGCACATCTCTGACTTTGGTGACACCAAACATTGGAGTGGCAACGGCAACATCTTTGGCAATCAGTGGAAACATTGTTTTTCATACTGGAACAACTGGTGCTACAACATCGTACACATTGGCACTTACCGACGACTCAAAGATTATTGAAATCAATAGTGCAACTGCAGTTAACTTGACAGTTCCTTTGAACTCTTCTGTTGCATTCCCTGTTGGCACTTCAATAACTATTCTTCAAACTGGTGCTGGTCAAATCACAGTTCTGCCAGTTTCTGGAGTAATAGTTAACTCAACTCCAGGACTAAAGATTCGTACTCAATGGGCTGCTGCAACACTGCTCAAACGAGCGACTGACACTTGGGTTCTCATGGGAGACTTGACCTCCTAATGCCATTATTTGTTGGAGCCATTGATGCTGGCGGTGACCAGCCAACAGCACCTGGTACGCCCACGGCTACAGGTGGTAACGCTATTGCAACAGTTGCATTTGCAGCTCCTAGTTACCTTGGCAAAACTGGAACAGTTGTATACACGGTTACATCAAATCCTGGAAACATTACTGCAAGTGGCATCTCACCAATAACAGTTACCGGACTAACCAACGGAACTGCTTATACATTTACCGTAAGAGGAACAACTGACTACGGTGTTGTTTCTAATGCAAGCGCTGCATCTAATTCTGTGACTCCGGCTGCTCCTCCCGCTCCTCCGCCTCCTCCGCCACCGCCTCCTGGTCCTCCGCCTCCTCCACCATGTTCTTGCGCGCCTCAGCCATGGCCTGGTAATTGCACTCGTGTTTTCCCAAATACGTGTGACGGTACATACACATTTGAATACTACGACTGTGGTTGTAGTCAGACATGCCCAGGAACTGGTGGATACAACCCACAACAAATTTCTGGTTCTTGCGGATATGTTGCCCCTGCTCCTATTCCTGGATGCTCAGCATGTGTTTACACAGTTACTGGTCAATCACAATTTGTCTGTGGCTGTGAAGAAATCCGTGGTTTTCAAAAACAAAAATATTATGTGGTAACTTCTTATTCAACAACTTGTACGCCAGACCCATGTTCACCATGCGTTTGCCCACAATCAAGCACAGGACCGTGCACACTATCGAACTTTAATTGTATCCAATAAATTAACGAAGGAGAAAAATGAAAGACCCAATTAATAACCCGGAAGAGTTTGTTGATAAGCACGCATATTTTGCTTATGTTGTTGATGGTGAAGTAACCCATTTACATACAGTAGATTTTTTGATGGAACTTGTTATCGCATCAATGTCATCTAACCCAACCGTTGTCCGTCTTTCTAAGGAAGATGCCCTGAAGGTTAAAGGCGGATGGTACTTTGACGGCAACGAATTCAAAGAACAGCTGTAAGCATGTCTGCTTGGAAGAATTACAAAGAAAAGCTGGGCACGACACGCCCATGGGACCTTCTGAACCCACATACGGAGTTTGCTAGCGACGAACTAGAAAGCACCCGTTATTCACTGTGCAACGACTGCCCGGAATTCATCAGAATGACCACTCAATGCAAGCAATGCGGATGCGTCATGAAAGCCAAGGTCAAATTGCTTCATGCGACATGTCCTTTGGGTAAGTGGTAATGTTTGACTTTGCTGATGTGACCACGCCTGAGTATCAGTCGTTTGTGAAGTTTGTTGACATTGAAACAAACATTCCACGCAAGATTGCAGAGATAGACCCAGCAGCATTCCCTTATGGGTTTAAGGCTGAAGTTGGCCCATTCAGTAGTTACCAAAAAGAAAACTTGCTTTCCAAGGATGAATGCGAGTATTTGATTTGGCTTGCTGAATCGACCGATGAATGGCTAGAAGACACACTGCCATTCTGGAAAGGCCGGAATATTCCGTTCTTGACCATGCTTCCTGCTAGACCATGGGCAACAGAAGACACTTACCCATTGTGCGTGGACATCGTAAAGCGAATTCGCAGTTTTATAGAAAGTTCGTTTGGTGTCGAGGCTTGGCCAGACCAGATAGGCATAGTTCGCTGGCCTCCGGGAAGCTGGCAAATGACCCACAAGGACGATGTTGATGGCCTAGACAGGGTCTCTGGCTGTGTTGTGTTCCTCAATAGCGACTACGAAGGCGGGGAGCCGTTTTACCCGTACTACGACAAAATGGTCAAGCCTAGGGCTGGCATGGTTTATGCCCATTCCTCAGACGAGGACCACCTGCATGGGGTAACACAGATTAAAAACAAGACAAGGTATACGATTTCAACCACGTGGACAAGGAATAAGGACAAGTGCTCCTACCTGAGCCACTTAAATGACCACAAGGTAATGATTTAACCTTTATAATAAGGACTTTAACAATGGCATACGACCCTTCCCTTTTTGAACAGCAACGGCGGAACCTGCTTGGCAACTTTGCGCAACAGTCTGCCCTCAATGCCTACCAGCGTTATCTGGCAGAAACCCGTGGTCAACGCCCAATCTTGAGCCTTGAAGAGGCAGCCTTTAGCCGTACCCCAACTGGTGGTCTTGGCGAGGTGCCAAAGCTAACATCTTCGTATGCTCGTCGTGGCCTACAAGGCAAGGGCATGCGCTCTGGTATCTACAACGAAGCACTTTCTAGCTATGCCAAGAACCGTGCTCGACAACTTGGATATGCACGAGAAGACCTTCAGGGAGCGCTTAGAGGTTACGACATACAAAAGACTGGTTATGAATCAGACTTAGCTACTGGCATGCAGGATTTAGAAGCAAACAAGGCAAGACAAATAGCAGCTGACGCTCAGGCGTTGCTTGGATTGAGGTAGACAATGGCAATCGGAGTTGTACGTTACGGGCAGAGAGCGCCACAGGGTGGAAGCTTGCCCCAAGGTCCTGTTGTTGCTAATTATGACCCTAACGACCCACTCGGTCTAGGAACAGGCACGGGTACTGGAACAGGCACAGGTAGTGGCACTGGAACGGGTAGTGCATACGATTTTATGGGCGATGGTTCTTCTGGAACTTCTAGCGTTGCTGCAAGGATTAACGCCGAAACTAATCGTCGTAAATTTGAAGCCGAACAAGCAGCTGGAACTGCAGCCGCAACAAGAGCACGAACTGGTGCAGAAACTCAAGCCGCTTATCTTCGTAGTCTCCTTGGACAGGGTGTCCCTTCTTCTATTACTGGAGAGATTGGCGCACAGGAAACTGCTGGCCGTAGTTACATCAATACCCAAGCGCAAAACTTGCTAGAGCGTTTGTCTGGGGCTTTGTCAACTGGTCAGCAATTCACTACTCAGGGTTACGACACATTGCGTGATTACCTAACTGCAAATCCTGCACAGGCTTATGCTCAGGCTCAGCGCGCTGTTCCAACGGTTACACAGAATGCCCTTGCTCAATATATGCAGGCTCAAGGTGTAAACCCTGCAATGGCTCAACCAGCCGTTGACCAAGCAAACCTTGCTGCACTTGGTGGAGCTACCAACTACAACCAGTTGCTCAATGTTCTGAGTGGTGCAGAAGCTTCTGGTCAGGCTTCACGTTTGTCTGAAGAGCAGATGGCTCGTGCGTTGGCTGGCTCACAACTTCAGTCAATCTATGGTTCTGGTCGAGCAAACGTTGAATCAGAGCAACTTGCTGCATTGAATGCTCTTGCCACACAGATTTCTAATGCTCGTATTACAGCGGCACAGCAACAGGCTGCACAAGAAACTGCAATCCAGAATGCTCTTGCTGGAATCTACGGAACCGGATACACGGCTCCTCCGCTTCCAGATGGTGGGAACACTGGCGATGGAAGCACTGGCGATGGAGCTACAGATGGTGGAGGCGTAACGAAATCACCTTATGGTAGAAAACCAGAAGGTTTTGTTACTTCACCCGCAGTAGGCGAGTTGTTAAATACAACAGCCGCAAGAAGAACTGATAAACCAACAGCAGTTACAAATCGTATTTGGGATTTTGTTGAAAAAAACCCTGGTGCCAATAAGGCGCAAGTGTTAGCAGAATTTCCAAACCTTCAAGGTCTGGCTAAACTCAAAGCGAAGAAGAAATAATGGCTAATCAAATTGTGAGAAGACTCATGGCAGCAGGCGCTAGCCCTCAGCGCGCACAAGCTTTTGCTGCGCAATTTCAGAAGTCAGTCCAAGCCAAATCTCCTGGAGCAAACCTTAAGCCGAGAGACTATGACGATGCTTTTGACGAACAACTTGACGCAGCATCACGACAAATGTTTCCAGGTGTATTTCGTCCACCAGCAGTAGATGACCCACAGATTGATGACTACATTGAGTTCCTGTATCCAGGTCAAAGCCAAAAGATAAAGGACCGTGCTTACAAGTTTTCTGCACCAACATTTCTTGCTGCAAAAACAAGCACTGTTCCAATTGAAAGACTTTTTGCTGAGGCCATCGAGGCTGGGCAATCTTTAGGTGGTTTGCAACAAGTACTTACAACTCCAGCTGGATTAGAGGCACTTGGCAGTTTTCCGTTAGAAGATGCAAATGCACTTGCTAAGAAGCTGTTTGCTGAATATGGCGCGGCTCAAGAAAAACTTGTTACCGAACGAGAAGCTTTTCTCAAGAAAGACCAGAACTACAAGTACGGTTTGCCTGACCCAAAACTTAAGTATGGGACAACCACGAACTTTAAACAAGGAGTAATTGGCGTAGACACAATCCCTGGTGTTAAACCATTTGTTGAAAAAGAAACAACTAAAATCTCTACAGCAAGACAAGCAAATCCAGCAATTGCTCCTTCTGGTTATATGAACCCAGCAGCAAATGTCTTGGACATGGTTAACAAAAAAGGTCTTACACCCAACAAAGATGAACAGCAACGTCGATTTAATATCAAGTACAACAGGTAATGGCCCCAAAACCAATTAGTCCTATCGAGGCGCTTGCTAAGCGTCAAGTTAAACCAATCACTCCTGTTAAGACTGGAGTGGTGAAGCAGGCCGCCCCACCACCAATCAACCCATTTCTTCCTTCAACGACTGTTCCTTCCACGGGTGCCGCATCAAATGTTCCGGAGAATAAACCATTCGTTGGACCTACACTTGACCCAGATGTAATACAGGAACGGTCAAAACTAAAATCGCAAGAAATAAAAGCACTGCAAGCAGGCATTGACCCTGCAATAGTCAAATCTATTGTTGCTGGTCAAGGTGACCCTAACCGTGGATTCCTTGGACCTGCACGAGCTATCGGTAGAGGGATTAAGGGAATTGGCGGCGCAATTGTTCCTGACGTTGTTCCGTTTACACAAATTGACATCAGCGATAAACTGTCACCAATTGGCAAAGGTGCAGCGACTGTTGGTCTCAAGGGACTTTCTACAGCAACTCCTGCATTAAACAAGCTTGACTTTTTTCGTCGTTTTGTTGTATCTACGTTAAAAGAAGTTGGTGACGAACTTGCAGCTGCTAATAAAAAATACGAAGGCGGAATAGTTGGTAATTTGCTTCCAGGCAAAGGTCGTGGTCGAGGAGTAACAATTGACCCTAAAACCGGAAACCCATACAACATGGGAGCTGGTGGTTTTAGTGTTAAAGATTGGTGGAGTCAGCTATCTGATGAAACAAACATCACTGGTGGAGATATTTACGGCGGTTTAAAAAATCCTTACGCTAATCAATTGGCTGGATTTGTTACAGATGTTTTTACTGACCCTTTGACTTTTGTTTCTGGTCCTGGAGGTATTGCTAAAACAGCAGTAATCCGTGGAACAATTACTGGTGCAACAAAGACCGGAGCACGAATAGCAACTCGTGCCGCTGCAGCTGAAGCAGACCAATTCGGTGCAGCTCTTGCTCGTAAGTTTGCACAAGATGCATTAGACGACGCTATTCGTATTGGCGACAATGTAGCCGCAGAAGCCGCAGAAGACGCTATTGCTTTGGCTAACAAAAAAGCCGCTGATGCAGCAAAAAAACTTGCTGGTGATGCAGCTGGTCGCACAATGGGCAGAACATCAAACCAAGCTCTGGCTGGAAAAGTTCTTGAAATGCGAGATGAAGCGCAAAAGGTTGTAGACCTTGGTACAGCAACTGATAAAGAACTTGCCTTTGCACAGAGAACAGTTGATGTGCTCAATGACGAAGTAATAAAGAACATTCAGACAAGCGGACTTGCAGGTATTGCTGGACCATATGTTGACATTCTTAAAGGTGTTCGTACACCAGCACAAGATGTTCTTGGTGTTCGTGGAGGAGTCCGAATTGTAAACCCACTTGCAGTTTTTGGTGGACCAGGACCATTGCGTGCAGTTATTCCAGGAACAGAACGCCTTACTAACGTTGCTGGTAAGTTGCTTACAGATGCACGTCTTGGTTTGTTCAAAGGTCCAATTGGTCCATTAACAGCAAAAGTTCTTAACAACATTACACCAACTGGCGAAGGTGGAATTCTTGGTTCTGCGGATTTGCTTGAACTTCGTACTGGTTTACGCCGTGGAGGTTTAAGCCCACAAGAAGCAACACAAGCAACACGACTACTTGAGCTTGACCAACAATACCGTGCTCTTGTAAACAACGAACGTAAAGTTGCTGCCGGAGCTTTGGCTCAAAGTGGTTTGGGTAAAACTTTTGACAAAGAGACATTGAATGAAGTTATTCGTTTACGTCAAACTGCGGCCATGGCTGGTACGACTGCTTCGCTTAATCCAACTCAACAAGCCGCAGCTGATGCAATTGACCAAATCTTTGATTACTTTTACGACTATGCAGCTAAAGCATCAGGAGGAACTGGTTATGTTCCGCCACGTCGAACAAACTATTTCCCTCAAATGCAATCAGATGAAGCTATCCGTTGGGCACAAAAGTTCCCAAAAAAGGCAGAAGAACTTGCACAAAAACTAAAAGTTGACCGCACCTGGTTTGTTGGAAACTTCCGTGCTCGTGACCTTGCAGTTGGTGATGAGTTCTTTGGCAAAGTTCTTACACAAGCAGATATTGACGGTGGAGTTGTTGCGCTGAACAACATTGCTCGCAAATGGGGATTGAAGTTTGATTACTTCGACACGGACGCATTAAGCGTTATTGGCAAGTATGCACAAAAGCACGCACAGTTCTCAGCGCTGCAGAAGACAATTGGTTCATTGCCTGAAACGCTTCCAAGTATGGCGGCTCGTAAAGCCGGAACAAAGTTCCAGACTCCATTAGTAACGCAAGCACCAAATGTAAGTACTGTTGTTCCTGGATTTAGTCTTTCCGACCCAGCAACAGGAATACCTCTTGACCCACAGGTTATTCTTGAACAACTTGGCAAAGGTGAGCTTGAATCGCTTTTGACAGATGTTCAAGCAATCACCTCCAAACTTGACCCCAAGGTCGTCAACAAAAAAGAAATTGAAACTCTTGTTGCTCAATTAGATGCACGAATCGCAAAGATTGAAGATGATTTCATGAATGGCACAATAACTCCTTTAACTGCAGTTGTTGCTACTGACGAAGTCGTAAAGCTTGCAAAAACAGTTGAAGGCGAAGTAAACAATCTTGTTTTGGATATTGCCAGCGTTCCAAAAACTAGATGGTCAGAATATTCAAACATCGTTAAAAAAGGTTTTGAAGTCCTTAACGATGACATCATTGACCCAACTACAGGGAATGTTATTTATAAAGGCACAGCACCAGATATTGCTGTTCGCGAAGAGTTGGCAGACCTTCTCCGCAATGCTGAACGAGTTAAAGACCCAGAGTTTGCAGCTCGTGCAAGACAATTAGCGCTTGATTACACACGATTCTCAAAGGCTTGGTTAACTGCTCGCCCTGGATTTCATACAAGAAACGCATTGAGCAACACATATCAACTTATTGCTGCAGGTGCAGACCCTCGCAACCTTATTAAGGGAAATAAAATTCTTAATAGAATTAATCGTGGTTTAAAAGCTGGTCTTACACCACGACAAGTCGCTGAACAATTGGTTGATAGCAAACTGGTTGCAGTAAAAGATGAACTGTTTGATTTTGAAAAAGTATTTAAGTCCAGAAGAGAATTGGTTGACGCGATTGAGGATTCAATAAATTATTCTGGTGCTACTGGATTCGGTCAGTATGGTGAAATAGCTGCCGAAGTTGGTACTGGAAACCGTGGACTCCTTCTCAAAGGTGGTCCAGCAAACAAAGTTTCACGAGCAATTGGTTACATACCTCAAGGTAGTCGTTGGCTTGGAGAAAAGATTGAAAGCTACTCCCGTTTTGGTTTGATGTGGGACGGTGTTTCAAAGGGTCTTTCACCACAAGAAGCAGCTGCGCGCGCAAATAAATACTTGATTGACTACGCAGACCTCAGCAATGTGGACAGAGTTGCCAAGCAAATCATTCCGTTCTGGACCTTTATGAGTCGCAACACACCATTGCAACTTGAACTCATGTGGACAAACCCACGTGCATATGCTTTCTATAGCAACTTGAAGCGCAACATTGAAGGACCTTCAGAAGAAGAAGGTGGTCCAGTTATTCCAGGTTATGAAAAAGACCGTGGAGTGTTCTCTCTTGAGACTCCAATCAATATTCCAGGGATGCCAGAATCTGTTAAGAATGCTGGACGATTTGCTGGTGCAGTTCCTGGTGTGGGTCCTGCTCTTGGTCTACTTTCACAATTCCCTGGTTTGCAGGGTGATGTAATTCGTCCAGGTCTTCCATTCCCAGGTGGTGGTGAAAACGTTCTTAAAGAATTAATTGAAAATCCAAAAGGATTTTTGTCAAAGACAAACGCACTTTTCCGTGTTCCGCTTGAAGCCGCGTTTGGTGTCAAATTGTTTTCTGATTCCCCAATAGCTCCAAAGGGTGAAAAAACAACACAGACTAAATCTCGTTTGATTTACCTTGGACGCGAATTGTTTTCAGCAAGTTCACCACTTGTCGCTGTATTAAAAGCAATAGAACCAGCAAGACAAAATAAGTTCATCCAAGAATATTTTGGTATTACAGAAGATGACGCAGAACCAATTGTTCAAACTGTTAACTCAGTATTATCTTTTATTGGTTTGCCACTTGGAACACAACGCACACAGTCTTCAGTCAATGAACTTAAGAGTCGTTTCTACGACCTTGAGGCATACATCAAAGACGCACAAGACAAAGCAAAGATTGAACAAGAAGAACGAATTAAAGACGCAGAACAAAACCCTGTTGCCCCTGGCGTAAACCCATTCCTACCATCAACCACGACACCATGAGGAAGTTAATATGCGTTGGAATATTGCTACTAAGTGGTTGCGGCTTTCAAGGAAGCTACCGGTACGAGTGTCAAGACCCAAGCAATTGGGAAAAACCAGAGTGCAACCCACCGCTATGCGTAGCAAGCGACACCTGCACAAAAGATTTAATTGGAGAATAAACATGGCAAAGCCAAAGCGTTACTCAGGTGATGAACTCCATGCAAGACTTATCTTCACGGTTGGTCTTGTGTTGGCGTTCGTATTTGCAATATCTGTTATTGGATTTGTATACGCACTCATGTTTGTTACACAGCCAATCAGTTCGCAAGCGCCAAACGACGCTGCGTTCATCGATTTACTAAAAACGCTTACCGTGTTCCTCACGGGTTCGTTAGGAGGGCTCGTCATGTCTAACGGCATGAAGGGTAAGAAAAAAGAGACAGAAGACTCGGACTCGTCCGACAAGTAATCTCTTCCACCACTACAAAAGGAAAACTATTGCGAGCACTCGTCTTGGCTATAGCTATATCCATATTCGCTCTTGTAACTCCGGCTAACGCTGGTGGCAGTTGCCCTCAATGGGAGACTGTTATACGAAAGGCTGGTCTTCCAGTCAATGAGTTCAGTTACATCGCTTACAGAGAGTCTGGGTGCCGTATCAAGGCAATCAACGCTCGCTATGGCAAGAACGGAAAGGTCATCTGGACACTGAATAAGAACGGCTCGATTGACCGAGGATTGTTTCAGATAAATTCAGTCCACAAACAAACCGTCAGAACTATTTGTAAAGGTGATTTAGATGAGCTTTTAACTTTACCTTGTAATTTAAAAGTAGCTAAATATCTATATGACAGATACGGAATGACTCCATGGAAAGGACATTCGGTTATTCCTCAATCCCATACCGACGTTCCTCCCATCCAGAATGTTCCCCGTCTAGATAGTTTTGTAAGAAATAAATAAAGTTTGCTAAAAAGCCTTCAATATAATCAAATGAATCAATAACATCTTCATCCGGGTCTTCGCTCTGTGAATGATAGAAGTGCTCAACTAACTCCATGCACTGTTCGTTGGTTAACGCAATGTTGACTATGAAGCCATTCTCATTGTCATAGATGATTCTGTCTGTTCTGTCGGCAAGGTCGTAAAGGTCATCCTCGGTGAATATTCTTTTTGCCCAACTCCACGAATCAGTCATACCTGAGTATCTTACTAATCCGCCCATCAATGATAAGTACTTCTTCTAGATGACGGTAGGCAATCTGCTTTAGTCTCCACGCATGTGTTGCAGATATGCCCATTCTTTGCCCCAGCTCTTCATATGTTATGCGCTCATAGTTGATGGCGTGTATTACAAATCTGTCTTGTTCCAGTAAGACTTCGAGACAATCAAGAACAATGTCTTGGACTTCACCAAATAAACATTTGTGCTTACGGGGCTCTTCAAATGGAGCCGCTTCCATCAGTGCTTGGTATTCGCTTTCCGGTTCGTAATTGGATAGCAAGTTCATGAGGTCGTCAACATCAATAGGGATTTCCCTCTTGCTGTAACTCATTGAGCTAGAAAATTTCCAAGACATGGCCAATCACCAGAATAGCCAAACAGATAACAGAAAATTGCAATGCTCTATAAATGGAATTCATAGCACCTCCTTCAGGACAACGGCGCTATAAAAATAATACCATCAAAGGATTTTTTGCAGTGTAACTATCTTTTAAACGCTTTGAGATTCACCACTTGTTTGTCATCTTCGTATGCAACACCGTTAAGCCCATCAAGCAGACTCTTGACGTAGTTGTCAAGGTCTCCACGAAGTTTTGATTCTTCCTTGACGGTTATCAAAGTGACATTGATGTGTGTGCTTTGGAATGTGCAAGCAACCTGAAGACTTCCCTCTAGCTTTGGAAGACCTAGGTCAAGGTATGTCTGACGGATTGCATCCTCGTATTCACGGGTCGCTTTGTCTGTGTACATGCCATTACGACCAGCACGAGGACGGCCCTTAGCCTTTGGTTTCAACGGGATATTGAATGTAATTACACGCTTGCTACGTGATTCTTCACTCATTGGGTTCTTTGAACACAAGCCAATAGTGGGCAATCAAAGCTAGAAGAGTGGCTACAAGGGCAACCTTTTGCGTAAAGCCAGACAAGGTGAAGTACATAACAACAGCACCAGACAAAGTAAAACCAAGTCCAAGTGTTGAGTCAAAGAACTTCTTCATTAGAACTTAAGACCAATGTCCTGTGCGCTCAGGTCTTTCGGTGGCCAGAACGGAGTCTTGTTGCCATCGGCACTAACAAAATGCGGACGACGATTCTCAGGAGTTGCACTATCACGGTTGTCAAACACCTTCTCTACTCCGGCCTTAGCTGCAGCGCGACCAAGCCATGCTGGGATTGGGCCATGAGTCTGGCCAGCAATCTGCACATCCTTCATCTTCTTCATAGGTGTCGCTGATGCTTTCATACCTGCTGACACTGCAGTGCTTGTTCTAGCTAAATCAAGTTCAGATTTGATTTCATCTTGTGACTTACGGACAGGGATGTTGCGCCCTCCGGTCAAAGGCGCATCATCCCACGGTGACCCTTCAGGCACCGTTTGTCCATAGAGTCTCCCGAGAACAACGTCGAGCACACCAGAGAAAGCTTCCCCGAAGCCTTTCAGTGCATCGTCAATTGTCTCGGGCTTAGTAGATACCGTTAGCTCAGCAGCAATCTTTGCGCATGCTTGGATTTCTATTGAGCGTGAAACTTCGTTAGCCATTACTTAGCTTTCTTTGCTGGAGCTTTCTTTGCTGCCTTCTTGACTGGTGCAGCTTCAACTGCCTGTACTGCAAGCTTCAACAAAAGAGTTGTGTTCTTGTCGCCAATCTTGCTAGATACAAATGACAAGACAACAGAAGCAACAGGAACTAATGCAGCAATAAGTTCTGCTGACCAGCCCTGCTGAACGCCCACGTAAGTCAAAAGACCAACGGCGGCACCTTTCATTCCTGTGTCTAAATGTGCAATCTTCTTGTTCTTTTCCATGGTTTCTACCTGTTTTCTGTGTTGTTCGTATAGTTCTGTATAGCCTAGTTTATCCAAAAACTCATCTTTGCTGATGAACAATCCGGCTTTACGCATCTCCTTATTAGTAGGCCGATTCATTTCGTACCCCAGCATCGCAAGTCGTTGCCGAGCTTGTCTACAGCAGAGTGCTCAAAGTAGCCCTCCATGATTTGATTCAGCTCCCATTCACCGATGTTCCGGTAATGCTCCCACGGGCGAATAGGGTTCTCGTCAATGGCTGAGTGAGGTGCGCGACCTTCACCCGCCATGGTGGCAATAAAGATTCCACCCTCACGCAATGATGTCATGGCGTTGAAGATGATTTGTGAGTAATCAGGTGTGTGCTCAAAGACTTCATTGCACACAACAACATCAAATGCATCGTATTTCCAGTAATCAACAGCATCAACGACTAGGTCAACGCCTGGTCCTTCTTGCATGTCAATGCCCAGATACATCTCGGCGTGTGGCTCTAATAGCTCACGAATACCGCCATTGATGTTCAATGAACCAATCTCAAGGATGTTGAACTTCTTGTAGTCATAGAACTCACGGTTACGCCAAGTCATGAACTCGTTAAACGTGTAATCCAGTGCTGCCTTATGCATGTCGTGCTCCTTCGTATAACTCTCTGTCCAAGCTTACTACACCTGCTAGCACATCCGGCGCAACTTTATTGATTGTCACTGAATGCTCATGGACACAACGAGCCTTGGATGTAATCAGACACTTGCGGCCAGCCTCAGTTACATGGTCAACCAGATGGTCATCGCCGTACCAAAGCTTGAGTTGTTCTGGGAATCGGTAGCCAGTTAGGTCAGACGCCAGCATCATGGCAAAGCCTGCCATTCCACCAGTTCCGTCATAGCGACCACGACAGGTATCTGTGACCACTCTGTCTTGTGCAAGAGGTGAGTACTGCGGGCAAATCAAACCAATTGAGTCGTCTCGGTCCAGTTCAGCCACCAAGTTGGTCACACAGTTCTCGTTCAGATACACATCGTCATTCAAGAACAACACATGATTACCAGTTTTGGATAAATTAAACCCAAAGTTCCATGCTTTGTGGATGTTGAACTCACCAGAAGTCATCACTTTTTTGACTTTTTTATCGTTTAAAGCATCGAGCCGGTCAAAAGATTCCTGGCCATCACAAATAACGAAAATATTGTCAACTTTTGCCTCATCGAGCAGCTGCGCAACAACACGATACAAACCTGCGGTGTTGTCCTTCGTTGGAATGACCACATCAGCCATGCTCACAGCGTTCTTATAAAAAAAGATGTTGTCCTTCAGTCGTTTATCATCTGGCGCGTGTCCTAGAGCCTTATAGCCGTGTTCTAGGGCAATCTGGTGCCGGCCTGTACGATGCGCCGCAATAGCCATGAGGTCATGAGGCAACCAACCCCACATCGCAGCCTCTGTTAGATACAAAGTTCCACGGTCTGTCAATGACAATGCACGATGCGCGGCGTAATAACAACCTTCCCAATACCCAATGTTGTAGTAATGCTGTGCAAGGTCAACCCATAGCTCTCGACCCCATGGATATTCACCACATCCACGAAGAAGCCATTTCTCACGCTCTGCAGGTACCTGTTTAGCGATATATCGCATTGAGAATGCTCGTTCAGGTGGCCAGACAGATGAAGGCATCACCAAATGACGCTTGAACATCTCCACGGACTCTTCTACACGCCCATAGAACATCAGCTCACGGGCACAATAATAAACATTGCGGTCATTATCCGGGTTCTCTTCAACATCAAGCAACAAAAGAGGCAAATAAGAACCACGAGACTTCGTATTGTCAGCATGATGATGAATCTGTAGCCCGCAGAAACCTTGTAGCTCTAGGTATCCAGGCTGAGTTACATTCACCTCATGGACTGCGTTCATCCACCTGTGAGAGAAACGCCGCGTAATCTTGTCACCTTGGTACTGCAACCCAGGCTTGCCATCTGCTTCCCAGTTCCATGTGTACAGGTAACGAGGACGGTTAACAGAGCCATCGTTGGGCACAGCTTCGAGATGAGCGCGCCAACCCTCAACAAAGACTTCATCCAAGTCAAGGTTGATAATCCAGTCAATGTCATCAGGCAGTAAGTCAAGTAGGTGATTGCGCGCATTACCAAAGTGCCAAGGAACAATAGAAGCCTCATGAACAGTCACACCACACTCTTTGGCCAACTCGACTGAGCCGTCATCAGAACCTGTATCAAGTAGCACACGATAATCAGCATCTTTAGCGGAATCAGCCCAACGAGCAATGTGCTTGGACTCGTTCTTCATTATTGAGACAACTGCAACCTTCATTGTTCCTTCTCCACAAACTCATAGAAATACAGCTCTTCTGAACTTTCACTGACCCAGCGAGAACCTGTGTGCTCGCATGAGAACTCTTTACCAAACACTTGCCAATCCGGCTTTACAAGCTCACGAGAGATGAAAGCGCCGCCATCCATCCACATCACACGATTGTTGGGTTGCATGAAGTACTGACCGCCTTCACCTTCAAAGACATGCCCACATTTGTGTCCGGCAGCCATTTCCCCATAACCTGCATGATATTGAGGACCAAGACACCAATCAATGGTGAACATGTACTTAGCTTTGTGCAGAGTACGGTCCTTGAGCATGATGTGCGCGCCGCGATTCTTTAAATAGTCCACGATTCCTGCGCTGGCATAGTACGACATGGAATCCCACAATTGAAGCCAATCAAGAGGGAAGTGACTAGCCTTCTCAACGCCGCGAAGATAATGAATGGGCACACGAGCATGCTGAGACCCATATTCAGTCATCACCGAGAACAAAGCACAACGCTGAGGAATAGAGGTAAACATAAAGACTTCTACCACGACAACAGGATTGTCAGGATGAGGGTCTTGGTTATAGAAAAAACCAGTGTCCAAATAGGCTACGAACGTAGGTATATTGATATTCAGGTAGTTCATTGCCGTGCCTTCCACTCCTGGGTTCGTGCCTTTTGACATAGACGACAGCGCCGCGAAAGATTGCCGTTGTTATCTACGTACGAATATACATTATCACCCTCAAGTGGATGACCACGCTTACAATGGGTGGAAACAGTGCCTTTCTTACGGCCAGCCCTCTTCGGACCAGCAGGCTTTTCATAGCCATCACACAAAGGATGAGTGCCCGCAAAGACCTTCTTCACTGTTCCGAGAGAAACCTGAAACACGAACGCAATGTCAGCATGAGTCATAGGACAATGAGTGTCTTGATAAAACTCGTAGCATTCGAGCATCTCAATGACATCTGCTTTGGTCAATTTGGACATCACGAAAGAATACCAAGGAATTACTTGGTGTGGTGGAACTAATCAGTTGGCATGCCTTCTTCATCTACAACCCAAGAATTTGATGCATAACTAAACATTAGAGGCTTTGAGGCTCTCGACGAGAACAACAACTTCCAGCATTCAGCCCATCTTGCATCATCCGAATCAGTAGCAATATGCAACAAATACGCTTTAACGGCTTTATACTCGTCATTGGTCATATCTGAGCGCCAATTCTTCATGCGGGCATGCATATTGTCTTCACTCAATGAGTCATCGTGGTCTGAAATGTCAAAAATCCATGCTGCTAGTTCACGGCAAAAATGAACTAAACAAACTTTGTCCAACTCGCAACCACAGTGATGACCAAACTCCCAACTATGCATAAACACTGCAATTCGTTCGGCAGGCACGCATCGTACCAATATCTTTAATATGTCCAGTGCATACAGTTCTTGTTCGGTTAACCCTGCTGTTTCTAAACGAATGCCTGTAAAGTCTCCGTTCATTACGGCGTTCACGAACTCTGTGTTTGTTTCTATTCGTTCATCATGGTTATGTATATCAGTATTGAAATAAATTAATGGAATCTCCACATCATCAATCCAGGTGTCCTTATTTATCGTCGCCATGTCTTGCTCCTTGTCGGGGGTAAGTTAATCCGACATACTCAATATACCTAGTTACATAGCATAAAACAAACATGGCGTACAACAAAATTGTGAATACAAAAGAAGGACAAAAACAGACAAACGGATAACGGCCATTGCTGTCAACCAGAGCAGGAAACAAAAGAAATACCACAAACACTACAAAGTTGATAGAAATAGTCAACAATCAAAAAGAACAAAAGATGGAAAACGATAAAACGAAGAAAAGTAGGCATAACTATTCCAGCCTATTGTTGACTTGTTTAGTCGTCTTTGCTTACTTTCTGTGTTTATATGTTCACGCACAGTGGTCGGCCGCCTAGCGTGAGTAGGCATTTACGCAACGTGTGACAACGATGTAGCTGATATCGAGCCGCAACTAATACAAGAAGCAAACAATAAATAAGTAGCTACGACAGTAGGAGGTGAGGGAGCCATCCTGACGACCATGGCGTACAACCGCCAGGAGGCTCTACCTCGGATGCGCAGTACAAGTACGCACCATACGGCTTCGCTTGAGCGTGACGTTCACCAAGTGAGTGGTTACTTGCCTTTACCGTACAGTTCCAGCATACCACGGTGTATGTAGTCGTGGCATCACCTATAGTGGCCGTTGTTGGACGAAGAGTGGTTATTTGTAGAGGGATGTATACACATAGCCATACACATATGCATACACACATGGACATAGCCATACCTATACCCGATACCGCTAGGGGGTAGGGGTAGGGGGGGTACGGGGGTGTGTTTGTATATAAAACTACCTTGGGACATCTGATTCATATTTTTCAACTTGATATATGACTCTGTATATTTCTTGCACTGTACATTTTTTCAATGTGTTATCGTTGGTAGGTGACAACATGGATGAGTAAAGCCGCTTGTAAAGGTTTGACTCATCTTATGTTTCCTGCCTTTGATGGCGATAAAAGTTATTGTTCGCAGGCAAGGAAGATTTGTCAGGGTTGTCCTGTTCGTAAGGAATGTCTTGATTACGCCTTGGAATTTCAGTCCTTGGAGATGCATGGTGTTTGGGCTGGTTTGACGTCGAATCAGTTGGGTCAAGAGCAGCGTAGGCGTGGTATTAAACCTAGTCGAGCAACGAGTCTTTCCGTTATTAGCGAAGGTTTTGACCGCATCAAAC